CCTGATTCTGAAGAAACTGTAGATGAAATGGCTTCTGAGAAAGAAGTTGAGAAAGAATCTATAGAAATCAAATCAAGCATCAAAGCTTATCATGACGAAGATGAATATAAAAACTATGGCACATTTGAAGGCTATGGGTCTGTGTTTGGTAATAAAGACTTAGGTAATGATGTTATTGAAGCAGGTGCATTCGCCAAATCATTAAAGAAAAGAAAACCACAGAATGTAAAACTCTTATATCAACACAAGTCAGATATGCCTATCGGTGTTTTTGATGAGATTAGAGAAGATGAACACGGTCTTGTGGTCAAAGGTAGGCTGGCTCTTAAAACACAAGCAGGAGCAGAAGCCTACGAATTATTAAAAATGGGTGCATTAGATGGTCTATCAATAGGCTTTAGAGTAAACCCAAAAGAAGTTTCATATGATAAGCGTGGTAATAAACGCATTATCAAAGAAGTAGATTTAATGGAAGTGTCCCTAGTAACTTTCCCGATGAATCCGCAGGCAACTGTCAGATCGGTAAAAGGTGAACAGTACTCCATTAGGGAATGGGAGAATGGACTGCGTGATGCATTCAACTTATCTCGTTCAGAAGCAAAAGTTGCTGCAAAGGCAGTAACTAAGTGTTTTGATCAACGAGAGGTTGATGAAAGTGCAGAACTGGTAGATGCCATAAAAGAACTAACTTTAACCTTAAAAACTTAATAGGAGTAAATTATGTCGGAAGATATAAAGAACGCTATTCAAGACTTAGGTCAAACTTTCAACGAATTTAAGAAAGTTAATGACGAAAGACTTGAACAAATTGAGAAAGGCGAGAGTTCAGCATATAACGAAGAAAAACTTTCTAAAATAGAAGCCAAATTGGATTCTTACGAGGAAATGAATCAGAAGTTAACAATTGCTGAGCAAAACGCTGAACAAATCAAGGAGCAAGTTTCCAAGATTGAGACTATGGTCACTAGACCTGACTCAGGCTTTGAATCTAAGCAAGTTGATGAGTATCTCAATGCTTTTGATAGATATTGCAGGAAAGGACTTGATGGTCTGCAACCTGATGAAAAGAAAGCATTAACTGTCAGCAATGACTCAACAGGCGGATATTTAGCACCACCTGAGTATGTGAGAGAATTGTTAAAAACAATTACTGAAATCTCACCTATCAGAAGTATTGCTAGAGTTCGTTCCACAGGTGCTAGAAGCATCCAAATCCCAAAAAGAGATGGACAATTCGCAGCACAGTGGGTTTCTGAAAGTGGTACTAGAAGTGAAACTACTGGATATACAGTCGGTTTAGAAGAACTACCTGCACACGAAATGTATGCATTGGTAGATATCTCTGAGCAAGACTTAGAAGATACAGTGTTTGACTTGGAAGCAGAAATGCAATCAGAGTTTGCAGAGCAATTTGCAAAAGCTGAAGGAACTGCATTTGTTTCAGGTAACGCAGTAGGCAAGCCACAAGGATTTATGGACGCAACTATTACTGAAGTAAATTCAGGAAGTGCTGCTGCTGTAACAGGTGATGGACTCATTTCATTGGTACACAACATTAAGTCTGACTACACAAGAAATGGTACTTTTGTTTTCAATAGAGCTACTTTAGCCTCTATCAGAAAGCTGAAAGATACTGCTGGTCAGTATGTGTTCCAACCTGGGATGATGCTCGGTGGCAATATGGTTAACACCATACTTGGACACCCATATGTTGAAGCTACTGATATGCCAAGTGAAGGTTCTAATACCTATCCAGTTGCATTCGGTGATTTCAGAAGGGCTTATATGATCGTTGATAGAGTAAATCTAGCTGTATTACGCGACCCATTCACACAAGCTACAACTGGTAATGTAAGATACATTGCTAGAAAGCGTGTTGGTGGTCAAGTAATTCAGTCAGAAGCTATCAATAAACTTAAATGTTCAGCTTAAGGAGTAAACTATGCAAGATTTAACACATAATATTGTCGTAAGTAACTCAATTATCAATGCCGTTAAAACTGCTGGTGCTAATGGCACAGGAGTTGACTTAAAAGGCTTTGAAGAAGCTACAGCCATAGTAGATGTTGGTGCAGAAGGAGATACTCTTTCAGGCTCAGTCTACTTTGAAATATCATTAGAGCATTCTGATGACGATTCAACTTATACTGATTGTGTACAGGCTGATATCATCAACGGAACTATTGCTGCAGGTGGTATTTGGTTGAAACTGGACGGAACCACAGATGGTGACCCAGGCACAACTGGTGGCAATTGGCAGATTGGGTATGTAGGTGGCAAACGCTATTTGAGATTGGTACTAGCTAAAACTGGAACTCACTCAACTGGTACACCTATCGCAGGCGTTATTGTAAAGAGCAGACCTCGTAATGCTCCTACAACTAATGTTGTACACAACGCTTAATTGAGCAAACTTTGGGGGGATTAATTCCCCCCATCTTTACAGGTAGAAACTATGTCAAGAACATTTAAAGTAATCGTTCCAAAACCAGCTTCAAGCAATGAGAAAGGAACTGAGGTTAGGCTTTACAAAGCTAACGAAATCATACATTCAGAAGGTCAATGGCAGGATGATGTCATGGAAGCATTTATTGCTAATGGTTGGGCAATGGAAGTTAAGGTTGATTCAGCAGAACAAACCATACAGGTAGAAGCGGAAGTTAAAGAAGTCAAACGAGCTAGAAACGATAAAGGTCAATTACAAGCAGACGACCCTAGCACTCCTGATGTGAATGAAGCATGGGAAGGTGGTAAAGCACCTAAAAAAACAACTGCAAAGAAAAAAACTACCAAGAAAACAACAAAGAAAGCATCTAGCTAAATTCTTTGTTATAGTTAAACGAGCAGATGCTTACAGAATGGTAGATACCATGCAATTTATAGGAAGTTTTAATGAGTGCAGGTTATCATCATTTCATCATAGAGCAGGGCGCAACATTTGGTCAGACCCTAACTCTTAAAGATTCATCAGATGCAGTTATAAATTTAACTGGTTTTTCAGGCGCAATGCAGTTAAGAGAAAATCCTGATGCATCATCCGCAGTATTAGAAATAACAACAGCCAACACTCGCATGACTATGGGCGGTATTGCAGGAACTATCACGCTAGAAGTCAGCGCTACAGACACAGCAGCTTTGACTGCATCAGACGGTGTGTTTGATTTAGAGATCACCAGTGGAGCAGGTGTTGTATCAAGGCTTATAGAGGGTACTTACAGCATACGCAGGAACATAACTAGATGAGTGCCGTAGATTCCATAACAATAACCAATACAGATCAAACCAATCAGATTGAGGTTACCTCTACTGACGGAATTACTGTTACCACTGTAGGCACACAGGGTCTAGCAGGACCAAGTGCAATTATGAGTCGTGGTTTAGATCAAACCACAGCAACATCAAGCAACAACGGTGCATTGCTCGTATACGATCATGGTAATGAGAAATGGACTGCTTCAAATACAACTGCAGCACAATCTCTAACACAGTTAATCTATAACTTGCAGTTAGGAGGTAGTGGCTCTACTGTTACAACCATCCTTGACGAAGATAACATGGCTTCTAATAGTGCAACTGCTTTAGCTACACAGCAAAGCATCAAAGCCTATGTAGACAGTGAATTAACAGCAGCAGACTTAGATTTAACAGACGGAGATGGTAATAACCTTTCTATTGACCTTGATTCACAGGTTTTAGGTCTTATTGGTGGAGATGGTATTGATTCTACTATCAGCAGTACAAACTTTACTTTTGATTTAGACTCAACAGTTGCTAGATTAACTTCAGCACAAACATTAACAAACAAAACTTTAACAAGTCCAGTTCTTAACGGCACACTTTCAGGAACAGCTTTTCTTGATGAGGATAACTTTAGTTCTAATAGTGCCGTAGCAGTAGCATCACAACAATCTATTAAAGCTTATGTAGATGCTGCAATCACAGCTGAAGATTTAGACATCACAGACGGAACTGAGATAGGTTCTATAGATTTAGACTCTGAAACCATGGGTATTCTCGGTGGCACAGGGCTTACTTCTAACCTAAGTGGTAATAACTTTACCCTTGCGATAGATAGTACCGTAGCAACGCTTACAGGTACGCAGACACTAACAAATAAGACACTTACTGAACCAATTATTGCAACAATAAGCAATACAGGAACAATTACTCTGCCGACATCAACAGATACACTGATTGGTCGTGCTACAACAGACACACTTACAAACAAAACATTAACCGCACCGAAACTTAACGGTTCAACACCTATTACTGCTACTGGA